TCAATGGGAATGCCAGTCTAGTACTGTCGATAGTACTAGGCTTTGTCTTCTCTGGCGTCGTGTACGCGGTCCAGTCGGGCATCCTGCCTGATGCTGCCGTGCCGTACATCAATCTCGTGGTCGTGGCGTTGTCGGGTGGCCTGGGCGCTGCGGGCCTGTACGACCTCGGCAAGAAGTGGAGTACGCCGTAAGGAGAACCACAACATGACATCCCCTACCAGCGACGACGGCAACCATCGCGTGACGAACGCGGTTCTGCAGAACGAGATTAAGCACTTGACCGCTGAGGTCAAGGCCATGTGCGCCAAGATGGACCGGCGCATGACCAACCTGGAGGAGCTGCTGCACGTCGAGACGAGCGACCTGCGGGCGCGGTGCCAGGACAATTCGACCAACGTGGCCCGTCTGGAGGAGCGACAGAAGGCGTGGACGGGCATCCTCGGCGCGTTGACATTGATCGGGACCGCCATCGGTTCCGTGTTTGGGTTTGCGAAATAGCACGTTACCATGAAGATTATTCGCCGCAAATGGCGAGGGGTATCCAGGTCAGACACCTGGACGCTCTACCCGCTGGGCGATGTGCATCTGGGGAACGCGGCCTGTGATGAGAAGCTGTTCCGGCAGGTCGTCAAGCGCATTGCGGCTGATGACCGGGCGCTGTGGGTCGGGCTGGGCGACTACTGCGATTTTGTGAATCTGTCTGACCCGCGCTTCGACCACGCCAGCCTCGCATCGTGGGTGCGGATGTCCCATCTGGGCGACCTGGCGCGTGCACAAAGCGAAAGATTCCTTGAGATTGTGCAGCCAATCGCCGGCAAATGTCTCGGGCTGGTGGAGGGCAACCACGAGCGGGCCATTGCCAAGCACTATGAGCGGTCCATCTATTCGGAGATCGTGATGGGTGTGAAGCAGGCGGGCGGCTTCCCGGTCGAGCAGCAGTTGGGGTTCGGCTATTCGGGCTGGCTGTTGCTCCACTTCTACCGGCACGAGACGAAGGACGCCTGCGGGCGGTGCATCAAGATCAGCCTGCACCACGGGTTCGTGGGCGGCAAATTGGCCGGGGCAAAGGCATTGAACATGCAGCGGTGGCTGTGGACCCACTGCTGCGATTTAGCCATCTTCGGCCACAGCCATAATACGATGGTGCAGGTGGAGTCGGTCGAATCGGTGAAGGGAAATCGGGTGGTGCATGACCACCGCATCGGGTGTTACGGGGGCACGTTTATGAACGGGGCACGGTATTCGGAGAAGGCGGGGTATTTTCCGCTGCCGATTACGCAACCCCATGTGATTCTGCAACCTGGCGCACACGAGCGCCGGGATGTGGTGCGGGTGGTGGCCTAGTGGCTGCCCTGGGGCGAGGGCAGTGTCTCTCTCCTTTTGCGCGGGGCGGGCGATGGTGAAAGTCGGGTTCATCCGTGTGGTGCAGATCAGCACCCTAGCCACGCTCGCCCCGCAAGAGGGGATGTGATGGGTGATGTCAAGAATGTCAATAATTATAGCAAGCGTCAGAAAATCTTCATTGAATGGTTGGCAACGCCGAAATATGGGCGCATTCCGCCGACACAAGAGATGCTTGCAAATCAGATAGGCGTGAGGCCGGAAACGCTATGCAGATGGAAGAAGCTCCCAGGCCTGATGGATGCTGCGGTGGCGCGTGCCCGCAGTATGGTACACGATAATCTGCCCGAGATTTACGGTGCGCTGAATCGTGAAGCGGCGAAAGGCAGTTTCCAGCATATCAAGCTCGCGCTGGAGGTGACGGGCGAGCATGTCGAAAAGAAAGAGGTCGACCTGAATACGACCGGCGACATCATACTGAGATGGCCTGATGGCCGAATTGCCGAGCCTCCATAATGGGCAGCAACAGGTGTGGGATGAGAAGGTCCGATTCCGTGTGCTGGCGTGTGGCCGCAGATGGGGCAAGACCCGCCTGGGCTCGCTCATGTGCGTCACCACCGCCATGCTCGGCGGGCGCGCCTGGTGGGTCGCGCCATCCTACCCCGTTGCCTCTGTGGGCTGGCGCGGCATCAAGGAACTGGTGCGGGACGTGAACGGCGTAGAGATTCGCCAGGGCGACCGCATGATCACCATGCCAAGCGGCGGGACGGTGCAAGTCCGTTCTGCTGATAATCCCGATAGTCTGAGAGGGGAGGGACTCGACTTTGTTGTTCTCGACGAGTGCGCTTTTATCAAGGAGGCGGCATGGACTGAAGCGTTACGGCCCGCACTGTCAGACCGCCAGGGCAAGGCGCTGTTTATCAGTACACCCGCAGGCCGAAACTGGTTCTGGCAATTATGGACACTCGGCAACAGCCGCGACCACGACGACTGGAAAAGCTGGCGATTCCCAACCAGCTCCAACCCGTTCATCCCCGAAAGCGAGATAGACGCCGCACGGCAGAACTTGCCAGAGCGCGTATTCCAACAGGAGTATCTTGCCGAGTTCATTGACGATGCGGGCGGCGTCTTCCGTGGCGTCATGGCCGTCCTACGTGTTTGGCGTAGACTGGGCGCAGCAAGTGGACTTCACCGTCATCGCCGTCTTGGATGCGACCACGCGGGAGCTGGTCTACCTGGACCGCTTCAACCAGATAGACTATCGCTTGCAGCTTGCGAGGCTGGAAACGCTCTACGAGCGATTCGTGCCGGCAGACATCATAGCCGAGCAGAACAGCATGGGCGGGCCGCTGGTGGAAGAGTTGCAATACCGCAATCTGCCCGTCACACCGTTCACCACGACCATGCACACCAAGATGGACGCGGTGCGGGCGCTGTCGCTGGCCTTCGAGCGGCAGGACATCAAGATTCTGAACGACCCGACGCTGGTGAGCGAGTTGCAGGCCTACGAGCAGAAACAGCTATTGACAGGCTGGCGGTTTGAGGCACCCGAAGGGATGCACGACGATTGCGTAATGGCGCTGATGCTGGCATGGTGGGCGGTGAGTGGGGCCAATGCAGGCCCGGCGGTGATTGAGCTGTGAACACGCGCGGCGTGGTCTACGTGGCGTATGGACAGCCTGCCCGCGATCAGGTGCGGCTATCGGCGCAATCGCTCCGCGCCCAGCACCCGCATTTGCAGTTCCGGGTACTGGCTGACGAGCGATTCGAGCGCGTCTCGGGATTCCCTGAGATGATTACGATCTATCACGAGGACACCGACCCGGGGGCGCGGCTGGTCAAGCTCAATGTCGATACGCTGAGCCCGTATGACCACACGCTGTACATCGACGCCGACACGCGCATCCAGGGCGACATCCTGTGGCCGTTTGCGCTGTTGGAAGCGGGCTGGGAGATGGCGATGGTCCCCTGCCGTCACCAGGGCGAGCACGCCAACCCGCACGTCAAGGAGGAGGAGCGAACCTTGACCTTTGCCGAGGTGGATGACGCCACGGCGTTGCAGGGCGGCGTCATCTACTTTCGCAAGTGCGAGGCGGTACACCGGCTGTTTGCCGCATGGCGTGAGGAATGGCACCGCTTCGAGGACCAGGACCAGGCGGCATTGATCCGGGCGCTGGCGCACAACCCGGTCAAGCTGTTCCTGCTGGGCCGCGCCTACAATGGTGGGCGCACGATTCGACACTATTACAGCTACGCACGGCGAGACCAGGGCTTTAGCTACTCGCTGGCGTTTTGAGGAGCGCATGATTACCGACTGCGAACGAACCGTAGACAAAATCATGGACCGCATTCCCGGCAAGACCACAAGGCCGGGGCTGATCTACCTGTGTGAACTGGTGAACGAGGCCATTGCCGATGTGCCGGGGTTCATCATCGAACTGGGCACCTACTGGGGGCGCAGCGCAATGGTGCTGGCAATGGGCAGCGTGGGCGACCAGCACAGACGCCGCATCATCACCATTGACAACTTCTCAGAAGGTGAGGATGCGACCAAGCCAGAGCAGGGTGGGCAACCTGAATTTTGGGACGTACAGCGCCGCTTCAAGTGTAACGGGCGCGTGTATCTGGTATACGGCGAGACGGATGTAGTCCCTCGCTGTGTACGCGGGCAGGAAATCGCAATGGTGTTCGTGGACGGCGACCACCACGGCATACAGGTGGAGCGCGACTTGCTGACATGGAAGCCGCTGGTAAGCAAGGGCGGCATCATGGCCTTCGATGACTACGGCAGCAAGCGATGGCCCGCCGTCCAGAAGATTGTGGATAAGCACATGGGCGACTGGACGCTTTTGGGTGAGCCCAGAGGAAGCGTAATCGCCTTTCGGAGATAACTATGCCAACCAGAATCATTGGGAGTGGATTGCCCGACAGCAAGGCGCTGACGGTGGACCAGTTCTTCGAGTATCTTGACCAGCTCACTGACGAGCCGACCAAGACCAAGCTATACAGCACCGTGTCCTGGGTCTACCGCTGCATCGAACTCCGCGCCAACAACCTCGCGGCCATTCCCTACAAGATTTTGCGTGGCGAGACAGAAATTGAGGACTATCCCATCGAGTTTGGCGACCTGTTGTGGTCGCTGGAAGCCGACCTGTGCATCTTTGGCGCGGGCTACTGGCTCAAGGACCGGCCGACCGTCACCAAGGAATTGCAGCGCCTGAACCCGTCCACGATGAAGGTCAAGACCGACCCGATGGACCCGACAGCGGGCATCATCGGCTTCGAGCAACAGGTAAAGGGCAAGCCGACCCTATACAAGCCAGAGCAGATGGTTTACTTTCGGTATTACAGCCCGGAAGACGACCTGGGACCGGGCGTGGCACCGCTGCAGGTGGCGCTGCAATCGGCTGACCTGGCGCACAATGCCAACGTCTGGGCGAGCCAGTTCTTCAGTCATGGCGCGATTCCCGCCGTCATTCTGGAGACCGAGCAGAACATCCCTGACGAGGAACTCAAGCGCGTCAAGGGTGCCTGGAACAAGATGACGCAGGGCGCGAAACGGGCATGGCGCACGCTGATCCTGCGGCGCGGGCTCAAGGCCCAGGTGGTGGGCCAGCCCATCAAAGACCTGGCGATGATGGAACTTTTCGAGTCCATCCGCACCCAGATTGCCAGCGCGTTTGGCGTGCCCGAAACGATGATTGCCGATGCCGCCAACTATGCGACGGCGAAAGAGCACCGGCTGAGCTTCTACCAGGATACCGTCATCCCGAAGGCGACACAGATTGAGCACGCGCTGAATCGCCAGCTATTCGAGGCGCAAGGGTTGGCGTTCGAGTTCCAGTTTGACCAGATTGAGGCCATCCAGAAGGATGAAGCAGAGAAGGCCGAATACATGCGGATGCTGGTCGATGGCAAGATTATCACCAAGGATGAGGCGCGGGAGGCGTTGGGCTACGAGCCGATGGACGCCGAGCAGGAGAAGGAATTGAAGCCGCTCATGCCCGACTTCACGCCAAACCCGCAAAACCGGCAACGGAATCCGCAATTGCCGAACCCGGAGCCCGACACCGAGCCGAACCTGAACCAGAGGAGCATACCATATCCGCACGAGCGCACCAAGTATCTCCTCAACGCCGCACTCCGAACCGCCATCGAGCAAGACCTGGACAAGTGGGAGCGCAAGGCGCTGGCAAAGGGACCGGCAGCCCCATTCGAGAGCGAGTTTATCCCTGATGAGATGCGGGCAGACATCGTGGCAACACTGGCGCTGGCTGAGACAGATGAGGAGGTGCGGGCGGCGTTTGCTGCCCCCTTTCGTGAAGCGCGAGACCATTGGAGCTGGGATTACCCGTGAGAGCCTATCAGGGCAGGCAGACCCGGCAGGACCGGGGAAGGACAATCTTGAGGCACGCATGATTGGCGAGTTGAGCAGCTTCTTCCAGGCGCAGGCGGGGCGGGTTCGGGCAGCATTGGAGCCCAAGATACCCGCTGACCGCAAGGCCATCGACCTGCCCAAGCGGTTCTGGACTAGCGAGGAAGAGTTGCTGCTGTCCATCCTCCTGCCACTATTGCAGGACGGTGCAGAAGGTGGCGTAGCCGTCCAGCAGGGCATTATCGAGAGCATGGGCGTTGGCATCGACTGGACACAGCCATACACTGAGGCCGCGAACTGGGCGCGGAGGTATGGCGGGAAGCTGGTGCGTGGTGTGACCCGAACGACGAGGGACAGGGTGGGCGTGACCGTAGGCAATTGGATTGACACACCGGGCGCGAACCTTGGCGATTTGTGGGGCAGGCTGGCAACCGACCACGCATTTAGCCCGCAACGCGCCAAGCTGATCGCCATCACCGAGACCACCGCCGCCTATGCCCGAGGCGAGATGACCGCAGCACGGGAGATTGAGAAGGCGGGCTATTTCGAGTATCAAAAGCAGTGGCAGACGAACAACGATGACATCGTGTGTGGCATTTGCAAGCCGCTTCAGGATGAGACCG